TTTTTTTTTGGAAAGTGGCTAAAATTAAGGACAATAAAGGCATATAAATAAGTCAAAACCTGCCAAAAGTGCGCAGAAAGTATTTATATACCTACCTATTAGTAACTAAAAACAAAATCGCGCGAAACGTATATATACCAACAAAATTCAAAATCGCGCAAAATATAACTTTCGAACTATATCCTAATAATCCTATAGTTAATACTATTAAACCTAGTAATCATAAAGAAAAATAACCTTAATCAATAAGCTATTAGGTATGTGAAAAAGCATAAGGGTATGCAGAAAACATTAAACAGGGTATGCAGAAAAGGTCACAAGGGTATGCAGAAAAGGCACTTCCGCAAACCCACTTTCAAAATGCTGTAGAATAAGCGGTACCAAAGGGTTTCAGCGCCTAGCGTATATTAGGAACATGTCGAAAAGGAATAAAGGAACACGATTCCAAACTAGGAACATATAAAGAAAGGAATGAGTTTCAAAATAAGGAACTTTTGGAATCTGCCTACTTTGGAACATTGTTCCTTTATTCCAAAGTTCCTTTAAATTGTTCCAAATGTTCCGTATCTTTCTAACTATTTCTAGTATACATGTTCGAACTATAATTTATCTATTCTTGTATTGCCTACGGACCTTTAATTGGCGCGTGTTTTATTGTATAATATTAGTGACTTAAATTACTAAGGAGGTATTTATTTATGGGGACTAAGGAAGGACCTAAAACAAAGAAACCTGTTTCGCGCAAGAAGCGAGGAAGAAAACCTGTCAAGCAGAAAGCTAGAGTGGATTTAGATGAAGCTATTGAGTTTGACTATAAAGGAATTACACTTTCTAAACAGGAACGTAATGAGCGCATGAAGATAGAATTTATTAGGGGCATGGATGTCGCCGAAATTGCGCATCGTTACGGCGTGGCAAAAACTACAGTCGAGATTCTACGTTCCAAAGGTAAATGGGTGAAGCTGAAGAAACAGTTTGAAGACGAAAAGGCCCTCGTTACTAATGACACCTTAACTCAAATGTATGCAGGGTTCAAAGTTACTGTTAATGTTAAATATCATGAGGCATGGGAAAAACTAATGTCCATTATAGAAATGTCTTTAAATAATCCGGATAAGTATTTAATGACTAAGGACGGACAATTACGCTGGGGAGCTTTGGATGTATTATCCAATATTATATACCGCGCACAGGCTGGGCAGGAAAGAGCTAATGGAATGATTCCAGCTGAAGTACAATATAGACTTCAAATCGAACGCGAAAAGCTAACCCTACTTAGACAGAAGATGGGCGATGGAGATGGGCATGAAGAGGTAAGAGATAACTTTGTTCAAGCTTTAGATAATGCCGCACAGGCAGTATGGACAGAATTTGCGCAACAGACAGGAGCCTATATCAAAGATTCTGTAACTAAGGAGAGCGAGAATGAATAAGAAATTAAAACTTCCTACTATTATAGTAGCTTTATTCTTTACCTCCCTTGTCATCTATCCGAGACCTACTAAGCCTTCGAACATTTCTGACCCATCTCCTGGCGTCATTAAGGAAGTAGGCAAGAACTATATAGAAGTTTACGGATATGGAAGATTCCTTGTCAGTCAAGAAGAAGCTGCTAAACTTAACAAGGGCGAACACGCGCCGAAGTATATACTGAAAAGAGGTAGCTAGATGGGAAGACTAAAAAATAAAGTTCAACCTTTTAAATTCGCTCCTTTTAGTAGAAAACAATTACAGTTACTGACATGGTGGCGAAAGGATTCTCCCTATCGTGACTTTGATATTGTAATTGCAGATGGTTCCATTCGTTCAGGCAAAACAGTGTCAATGGCTTTATCCTTTACGCTATGGGCGATGGAAGAGTTCAACGGACATAACTTTGCTATCTGCGGTAAAACTATTCACTCCGCTCGCCGAAATGTAGTGCAGCCTCTAAAGCAGATGCTTTCGAGTCGCGGCTATACAATCGAAGATGTACGGAATGAAAATCTATTAGTAATTGGTAAAAAGGACGGCGATAAGGAAGTTATTAACTATTTTCATATCTTCGGCGGAAAAGATGAATCCAGTCAAGACCTAATTCAGGGTATTACTTTAGCCGGTATCTTTTGTGATGAAGTTGCTCTTATGCCGGAGTCTTTTGTTAATCAGGCAACTGGACGTTGTTCTGTATTTGGGTCGAAGATGTGGTTCAGTTGTAACCCCTCTAATCCTAATCATTATTTCAAAAAGCAATGGATTGACCAAGCTGTTCAAAAGCGCATACTTTATCTGCATTTCACAATGGAGGATAACCCTAGCCTTAATGACCACATTAAAGCGCGCTATGAAAAAATGTACGCAGGAGTTTTCCGAAAACGATTTATATTAGGGCTTTGGGTAACTGCGGATGGACTTGTTTATTCAATGTTCAACGAGGAAAAGCACGTTAAGGAACTGAACATTCCTTTTGATAGAATCTTTGTAGCAGGAGACTTCGGTATTTACAACGCAACAACTTTCGGAATCTATGGGTATTCGCGTCGACTTAATCATTATCACCTAATTGAATCCTATTATCATTCCGGGCGAGAGGCTGAGCAGCAACTAACAGAAGCGGACATTGACTCCGGACAGACCTTTGGCGGCGTATTACAAAAGACTACTAAAGAGTATGCTAATGATTTAGTTAATTTAATTAGAGGATATGATATCGAATACATTATCCTTGACCCGTCGGCTTCGGCAATGATAATCGAACTACAAAAACATCCGTATATTGTTCGAAAACAAATTCCAATCATACCTGCTAAGAATGACGTTAATTTAGGAATAGCCTTTCACGCGGAATTGCTAACAGAGGGCAAGTACACGTTAGCTCCCTCAAACACTCATGACATAGATGAATACTTTTCCTATAGCTGGGATACAAAAGCAAGTGAGCGCGGTCGTGACGAAGTTGTTAAAGAAAATGACCACTGTATGGACCGTAATCGCTATGCTTGCCTAACTGATGCAGTCATTAACGGAAATTATGGTTTTGAGATTCAGGTGTTAAGCGGTAAGGGCGCAAGATAGCTATACATAAGTACAAATTTTAGTGTATAATAAATAAGAGGAGGAAATGCCAATGGTAAAGAAATCAGTAGCCATATCACACACGGACGAAGTCTTGTCACAAGCTTTCAATAGTCCGCTAGCTCAAAATCAGAAGTTTAAAAAGGAACTGACAGAAGTAGAACTCTTTTATCAGTACTTTGATGGATTCGATGTCCGCGATTTAAACTCAGATTACGGGCAAACTTGGAAAATTAACGAAGATGGAATCGACTATACCCCTACACGTGAAATCCGTAATTTCATTCGACAACTTGTCAAGAAGCAAGCGCGCTTCATGATGGGTAAGGAACCTGAGCTTTCATTTAGCCCTATTCAGAACGGACAGGATGAAGCTGCAGAAAACAAACGAATCCTATTTGACTTCATTCTAGCTAAATCTAAATTCTGGACAAAAGCTGCTAATGCCCTAGTAGATGCAACAGTGGGCAAGCGCGTGCTAATGTTATTAGTCGCAAATGAAAATGAGCAGATTGATATTCAGTTTTATTCCATGCCGCAGTTTACCTATACTGTCGACCCTAAGAATCCCTCAAGACTTTTAGCTGTCGACATCGTCTATCAAGATGAACGTACAAAAGGAATGCAAACGGAAGCGCAGCTTTGGCACCATTTTAGATACGAAATGCGGTCAAGTTCAAAAGAGTCAGGAGTTAGTCAAGCTCTCGAAGATGTAGAGGAAGAATGCTGGCTGACATACACACTGACTGACGGAGAAGCTAACCAAATCTACATGACGGAAGACGGAGAGACTACTATTAAAGCTTCTTTGGCAAAACTTGTCGAAATTGAGGATAATTTAGGCAATAAAGTAGTAGTGCCTCTAAAAGTATTAGAAACAGCTCCTACAGGCCTAAGTCAGATTCCTTGCCGCGTCATTTTAAATGAGCCCTTGACTAATGACATTTACGGGTCAAGTGACGTTAAGGAATTGATTACGATTGCTGACAATTATAACCGAACCGTTTCCGATATGCGCGACGCTCTTAAATTCAAAATGTTCGAACAGCCTGTATTAATTGACGCGTCTACTGCTTCAGTAAAAGGAATGAAAATTGCGCCTAATGCTCTTGTAGATGTTAAGTCGGACCCTGCATCATCCATCGGCTCTGGAGGAAATAGTCGGCAAGCTAAAGTAGCAACTATTTCAGGTTCCTTTAACTTCCTACCTACTGCTCAGTATTATTTAGACGAAGCTAAGAAGGCAATGTATGAACTAATGGACCAGCCGCTGCCTGAAAAAGTGCAAAATGCTCCGTCAGGTATTGCGATGCAGTTCCTATTCTATGATTTAATGAGTCGATGCGACAGTAAATGGATTGAGTGGGACTCAGCTATTGAATGGCTTGTCGAAATGCTCGAAGAAGTATTGGAAAAAGTCAGCGTTGATTTAGGAATACTTCCTGACAATATCATTTCTAGTTATCAAACTCTGACAACTTTAGTAATTGACCACAAGTATCCACTTCCGAGTGATGAATCCTCAGCTAAGGAAATTGCAATGAGTGAAGTCCAAGCGAATGTACGTAGTCATCAGTCCTATATTGAAGAGTTCAGCGTTAAGGAAAAAGCTGACAAGGAATGGAAGCGCGTATTAGAAGAGCAAGCGCAACTTGACGAAGTAAGCGGAGGAGCATTACCTCAATTAGTAGATGAATTAGGGCAACCCGAATTTAGAGAGGATGAAAACAATGGCGAAGAAGACCAAAAAGAAAGAACTGAAAAGGAAAGCACAACTGGACAAGAAGGCAGCGGAACAGATGTCTAATCAAACTTTCAAAGTTAAATGCGATAATTGTGAACATACTTGGGAGTTACATCAAAAGGACATTAAATCTAAACATCTGGAACGTGGAGTGGAGTGGCGATATTTTGAATGCGATAAATGTCGCGCCCGATATACTACTTATGTAGGAAATAAGGAAGTAGAGCGCCTTATTCGATTTAGAAATGAATGTAGGCAAAAAATCAAAAAGGAGCTGAACAAAGGTTCAGCAATGAACCAAAATGTCTACCACTCCATCCGTATTGAAGATGAACAAGCTGGGACTAAAATTTCCGGCATTATGGCGCGACTTAAAAAGGAGCTGAACATTGAGCAAAAAGAAAAGGAACTCATACATTGACAGCTGGGAAAAGTCTATTCATGCTCAAACTGCAAAACTAACGCTTGAGCAGGAAAAGGAAGTATTGAAAGCATTTAATGAGTCGGCGCGTGATTTGATTGAAAAAATTGCTAAGTCACGCAACGGCTCTCTTCCGTTACGTATTTATAAAGACTACGCTTATGACTTATATAGCGTGTTACTAGAAGTTATGTCCCGATATTCAGAAGAAGCTGTTAAAAATGTAATCGACGGGCAATTATTACTGACTCTAAAAATGTTAGGGGAGGATGGGCAAGCTACTGCGCCGGACTTTGAAAATAAACTGCGTCAAGTTTCTTTAGTTTATTCAAAAGTAGCAGCTGAAGGAGTTGTCAAAGGCGCAATATATAAAGACGGTAAAAACTTGTCTGCTCGTATTTGGTCAGCTGCGGCACGTGCAGGAAATGACGTACAGCAAATTGTTACGCAAGGACTTTCTAGTGGAATGTCTGCTACGGACATGGCAAGAATGCTCGAAAAGTACATCAATCCGAACGCGCGCAAGAACTGGGACAGAGACAAGATAGCTGAAAAGCTAGGAGCTGCTACGGCTAATAAGTACAAGAATTTAGAATATAACACCCTTAGACTCGCACGAACTACTATTAGTCATTCAGCTACAGCAGGAGTTAGGCGCTGGGGTAAAGTTAATCCTTATGCTAAGAAAGTTCAATGGCATTCCGTTCACGCTCCAGGAAGAACTTGTCAAGCCTGTAAGGATTTAGACGGAGAAATATTCCTTATGGAAGATTGTCCTTTTGACCATCCAAATGGAATGTGCTACCAGACAGTATTCTACGATAAGTCTATGGACGAGATGGCTGACGAGTTGAGAGATTGGGTACAGGGTGCGCCTAATGAGGAACTCGACAGCTGGTACGACGGATTACTTTCAGGTCAACTTCAAAAGGACAGCGATGTCGACTTCGTTAAAAGTTACTAAACAGTCAACTAGTTTGGATGTTTTCTTTTTAGGAACCATAAATAGTCAACCTAACTCTTTACTACTATATATAGTAAAAAGTTTCCAATTTTGTTATAATTACAGTGTAAAGGAGCCTTCACTCCTAAAAATGTCGAAATGCTCAGTTTCACTATTCTGAGTTATTTAAAAATAGAAGATTCAGCCGGCGGGCGTAAACGCAGGAGGTACGGAATATGGCATATGATTTGAAGGACTTACTCAAAGGTCTGGATGATTCAGTCATCGAACAAGTTCAGTCAACTGTCAAACAGAACACAAAGGAGCTCAACGCTAAATTGTTCATTGATGGGGACGGAGACCACTATGTGCCGCATGCACGATTTGACGAGGTCGTTAATCAGCGTGACCAGGCAAATAGTTCAATTAAATCTTACAAGTCTAAACTTGAAGAGCTTTCTAAACAAGTCGAGGATGGAAGTGATGCGCAGGCTACTGTTCAGGACTTAACCGCTAAGTTAGAAGCTCAAACTAAGTTGGCGAAAAGTGCAATTTTAGAGTCAAGGCTTCAACCGCTTATTACCGACTCCATTGCTCCCGCTTCTGACATTTTAGGCTTTATGGACGTAACGAAAATTCACGTCAATGACGATGGAAGCGTTACTGGACTAGAGGAACAATTGAAGGAAGTCAAGGAAGCGAAAAAATATCTATTCAAAGCAGCTGCCGAGGGCGACAATGGCTCAAACCCTGGAGAAGCTAATCCAGGTAGGGCTGGAACAGGTAATCCAGGAAACTCTGGGCGCCTAGGAGGTGGAGGAGCTAATCCAACACAAGTAGGTTCCTTCGGTAAGCAGTTAGCCGCAGCGCAAGTCGCGAAGAAAGCAGCTGACGAAAATCAATTCAATTTCTTTAAATAGGAGGAAGGCTCATGCCAAATGTACGTGTTAAGCAAACCGCTTACAACCAGACTACTCGTAGCATTACAGCAATTCCTGACCATTATGTAGCTCTTACCGCTGTTATTTCTGCAACCGCAGCAACTCAAGTCGGTAACAAGAAATACATTTTGGCAGGTACTTGCGTCAAAAACGCTACGGAACTAGAAGGTCGTAAAAATGGCCTAGAAGTTGTTCAAGCAAGTGAACAATTTGACGGCGTAATCTTTAGCGACCAAGAAGTTTACGAGGGTGAAGAAAAAGTAACAGTAACAGTTCTTGTTCACGGCTTCGTTAAATATGCAGCATTGCAAAAAGTTGGGGACGCTGTTCCTACTTCTAAAAATGCAATGATTCTTGTAGTAAAATAGGAGGCTTCATTAGATGAATATTTATGACTACCTTAATGCAAATGAAGTAGCAAGCTATATCCAGTCTTTGCCTTCAAATGCTATTCAATACTTGGGAGCTCAACTTTTCCCAAATGCTCAACAATCCGGAACTGACATTTCTTGGCTCAAAGGCGGTCAAAACTTGCCAGTAACTATTCAACCGTCCAACTATGACGCTAAGGCTAGCATCCGTGAGCGCGCTGGATTTAGCAAGCAAGCAACTGAAATGGCGTTCTTCCGTGAATCCATGCGTATTGGTGAAAAAGACCGTCAAAACTTGCAAATGCTGCTTAATCAAAGTCTTGGACTTGCTCAACCAATCATCACTCAACTGTATGATGATACTAAGAACCTTGTCGACGGCGTAGAGGCTCAAGCAGAGTATATGCGTATGCAGTTGCTTCAGTACGGTAAATTCACTGTCAAGTCTACTAATAGCGAGGCTCAGTACACTTACGACTATAACATGGACGCTAAGCAAAAGTACACAGCAGCTAAGACTTGGGCTACTGCAGCAGAAAGCGACCCAGTTGGGGACATCATTGCAGCCTTGAATGATATCGAAAACCGTACAGGTGTTCGTCCTACTCGTATTGTCATGAACCGCAATACCTACAATGACATGGTTAAGAGTGATTCTATTAAGAAGGCTCTTGCTATGGGTGTTCAAGGTCAATGGCAAAACTTCATGGTATTGCCTTCCGATGCAGAACAATTTGTGGCAGCTAAGACAGGTGTGCAAATTGCAGTCTACTCTAAGAAGATTGCTCAGTTCGCCGACGCTGACAAACTTCCTGATTACGGAAACATTCGTCAATTTAGCTTGATTGATGACGGTAACGTCGTTCTCTTGCCTCCAACTCCAGTTGGTCATACTTGGTACGGAACTACTCCTGAAGCGTTTGACTTGGCTACGGGCGGAACTAACGCACAAGTGCAAGTATTAGCTGGAGGACCTACTGTCACTACATTCAAGGAAAACCATCCAGTCAATGTAGTAACAGTTGTATCAGCTGTTATGATTCCATCATTCGAAGGTATTGACTATGTAGGGGTTATCAAGACTAACTAAGAGAGGGGATAAACTATGGCAGCACTAAAAGCACTGACAGCAGTTATCCTTTCCGGTAGCGTAGTTCATGCAGGTAGTGTCTTTGAATGTCCTGATAGTTTAGCTTCATCACTAATCGAGCGCGGGTTTGCTCAACCACTTAAAGAGGCTGAGGGAGTAGGTGAATTTGAGCCTACTCTTAACCAGCCTGACCTAAGCGCTATTGACGAAAATGACGAAGTAGAGCGAATGCGCGAAGACTATCAGCGAATGACTGTTCCTGAACTAGTTGAGCTAGCGAAAGCTAACGACATCAACACTACACCACTGACTCGTAAGAGCGAATACATTGACGCTCTAGTCAACTACGAACTAGGAGAATAATCATGGCAAAAGAAGCGGACATCGAACTAGTCAAAATCAATACTGACAATGCTAACGCAGTATCACCTTTGACTGACGAGCAAATCTCCGCACTTTTAGATAAGCACGGTTCAGTGGCTTATGTGAGCTATAAGATTTGTCTCTTAAAAACCAGAAATGATACTGTTAAATTAGGCCCTATAAGCCTAGAAGGAGATGCGGACTACTGGAAGCAGCTTGCTCAATTCTACTATGATGAGTCCAAGCAGGAACAGCAGGCGCAAGAAATAGAAAAGAGCTCAGGTTCTACAATTTTTATGAGGAGGGCTGACGGTACATGACATACGACTTGAATTATGTGAAAGCTCAAGTTAGAAGAGTCATTGATACTGCACCTACGCATGTTCAAATTACACGAGACGGCTTCATACCAGATGGGTATGGAGGTAGAATAAAGCAGCCTAATCAAGTCGTAAGGAGCGACTTGAGAGTGTTGTTTGACAATGCCTCCTCTCCAAATTTGACAGTAGGCGTAAGTGACGCCGGACGTGTATTTACTGAAAATTCAATTCGCTTGTTCGTACTATACGAGCAGGATTTAGTTATTAAACGCGACGACATTGTCAAGATTATGGCTTCTGGGCGTCGCTTTAAAGTAACTGAAGTGAATAACATTTTAGAGCAGAATATTTTGCTAGAAGTTAAACTGGAGGTGAAGGACTAATGGCTGAGTTAGTTTACGACACCGGGCGATTTATTAGAGAGTGTACTCAGTATCGAGTTCGATTTCAAGTCGCAATCCTGACTCTAGCTGAAGTTGCTGCTACTAAAATGGAAGCTTATGCTAAGGATAATCGCCCCTGGACAGACAGGACAGGGAATGCTAGGCAAAAATTAGCAGGCGATGCGGCTTGGGTGACAAGAGACAAAATCATGATAGTCGTAGCTCACCACATGAGTTACGGTTACTGGCTGGAGCTTGCACATCAGCGAAAATACAAGATACTAGAGGAATCTGTCGAAAAATGTGTTCCTGAATTGTATCGAGCATTACGAAGGCTAGTAAGTTAGGAGATTGTATGACTAGAAGAACTACAATGATGGACAGGTTGAAAGAAATCCTTCCAACTTTTCAACTCGCGTCCGCTCCTGCTGCTGCCGGAGCAATGTTTTCCGAAGAGCCTGAAATGCCTGACCGCCCGGATGACTATATCGTACTTGCATATAGTCACAGATTGCCGAGCGAGTCGAATAGGCTAGGGAGCTTCGCTTATTGGAAGGTTCAAATTTACGTTCATTCAAACTCAATCATTCCTATTGACGAGTACGGAGCTAAAGTACGTCGACTTATTAGGAGTATGGACTACGAAGTCACTTATTCTGAGACGGGCGACTATTACGACATGACTCTGTCTCGTTATAGAATGGAAATTGAGTATCGCATACCGCAAGGAGGAATCGCATAGATGAGTAAAGACATTCTTTACGGAATTAAGTATGTTGAAATCGAAGAGCTTGACCCATTGACTCAGCTCCCGAAAGTAGGCGGCGCAAAATTCGCTGTTGATACAGCAGAAACAGCAGAGCTAGAAGCTGTCACAAGTGAAGGTACTGAAGACCTTAAACGAAATGACTCACGTATTTTAGCTATCGTTCGTACTCCTGACTTGCTTTACGGATACAACCTTAAATTTAAAGACAATACTTTCGACCCAGAAATTATGGCTTTGATTGAAGGCGGTACTGTTAAGCGTCAGGCAGGAACTATTTCAGGGTATGACTCGCCAATGCTTGCAGCAGGTGCAGCAAACATGAAGCCATTCCGCTTGAATATCTACGTTCCTAACTATGTAGGTGATTCTATTGTCAACTACATTCAAATCTCACTGAACAACTGTACTGGTAACGCTCCGGGCATGAACTTAGGCAAAGAGTTCTATGCTCCAGAATTTGACATCAAGGCGCGCGAAGCTACAAAAGCCGGCTTGCCGGTTAAGTCAATGAAGTATGTAGCAGAGCTGCCAGCAGTTCTTCGCACTATTACTTTCGACTTGAATGGTGGAACAGGTACAGCTGACGCACTTCGTATCGAAACTGGTAAGAAGATTACTCCTAAACCAACTGACCCTACTGCGCCACTAGGTAAGACATTTAAGGGCTGGAAGGTTCTTGGGGAGTCAACTATTTGGGACTTCGGCACTATGAATGTTCCTGACCGTGACATTACACTTGTTGCACAGTACGCATAATAATTTTTAGAAATGAGGCATTACTATGACAAAATCAGTTATTAGCGCAGCAGATTTCCGCGACCGCGCTGTACGAATTATTCCTATTCCCGGATTTGGCGACAAGGATGAGCCAATTCACATCAAAATCCGCTCTACAGGAGTTATGAACCTAGTATCAAGCGGACGCATACCTAACACCCTTTTAGGTAAGGTGACTCAGCTTTTCGGCGAAACTGAGACAGTAGCTAAAGACTCAGTCAAGCTAGACGAAATCACTGACAGTCAGAAGAAAGATGCGCTGAACAAACTGAATGGCAGCGAAAATGGTTTAAATGACATGGCTGCATTGATGAAAGTCTTTGCTGAAGCTACAATGGTTGAGCCTACTTATGCTGAAATTGGTGAGTATATGACAGATGCTCAGCTTATGGCAGTATTCGGCGCAATTTACGGCGAGGTGCAGGAAGCTGAATCCTTTCGTAATGACAAAGGAAATGAATAACGTCATAGCTATTGCCAAAGAATTTGACATACGTCCGAGTGAGGTTGTCGGCATGAACACAGAATTAGGTCAATACTGCTTTGATGCAGCAGCCGTTGCCTATATTCGTTATATGGAAGATGACAAAACTCCTCGGTATCCGGAAGACAGGGAACGGAACCCAGGTCTTCAAATGCTTATGGGGTGACACTAGTCGCCCCTATTTTATTAGATGAAAGGAGATTAAATGGATTTAGGTACTATTGCAGCACGTATGACGCTAGATATATCTAACTTCACAAGTCAGCTAAATTTGGCTCAAAACCAAGCTCGACGGCTTGCACTTGAATCCTCTCGTACTTTCCAATTTGGCGACGCACTTACAAAAGTCGGTGGACAATTGACAAAAGCTGTAACGCTTCCTATATTAGGGATAGGTACGGCTGCTGTCAAAGTAGGTAATGAGTTCCAAGCTCAAATGTCTCGCGTACAGGCTATTGCAGGAGCTTCCGGCAAGGAACTAGACCAATTGAAGCAACAAGCTGTTCAATTAGGAGCTAAAACTGCTTTCAGTGCTAAAGAAGCTGCTCAGGGTATGGAAAACATGGCATCAGCTGGTTTTTCTGTTAAGGAAATCATGGGCGCTATGCCAGGTGTGCTTGACCTTGCTGCTGTATCCGGAGGAGATGTAGCAGGTAGTGCGGATGCTATGGCTACATCCTTAAGAGCCTTTGGACTAGAAGCTGACCAAGCTGGGCACGTTGCGAACGTATTCGCCAAAGCAGCTGCTGACACTAACGCTGAAACGGTAGACATGGCCGAAGCTATGAAGTATGTCGCACCAGTTGCGCATGCAATGGGTATTAGCCTAGAAGAAACAGCTGCTGCTATCGGTATTATGGCCGATGCAGGTATTAAGGGCTCACAAGCCGGAACTACTCTCAGAGGAGCGCTCTCGCGTCTAGCTAGACCTACTGAAGCAATGCAAAGAGCTATGCAGGAATTAGGCATCTCATTCTATGATGCGCAAGGTAATATGATACCGCTTAAGGACCAAATTGGGCTTTTGAAGCAAGCAACGGCTGGACTGACTCAAGAAGAGCGTAACCGATACCTAGTAACGCTGTACGGTAAGGAAGCATTGTCCGGTATGCTTGCTTTAATGGATGCAGGTCCTGACAAGATTGACAAGATGACTAATTCTTTCATTAATTCGGACGGCGCTGCTAAAAAAATGGCAGAGACGATGCAGGATAACTTGTCAAGTAAGATTGAGCAATTAGGTGGAGCTCTTGAGTCAGCAGCTATTATTATTCAGCAGATTTTAGAGCCCGCACTTAGGAAAGTAGTCGAATGGTTGACAAAACTTGTTGAGAAGTTCATTAACATGAGTCCGGAAGGACAAAGACTTGTTATCATGTTTGCAGCTATTGCAGCAGCGGTAGGTCCAGTCTTGCTTATAATAGGTACACTACTGACAACTTTTGCAAAGCTTAAACTTGCTATACAGTTCTTAGGCCCTGCCTTTATGGGAACGGCTGGAACAATAGGAGCAGTTATCGGAGTAGTCGCTGCTTTAGGTATTGCGTTCGGCGTTCTTTACATCAAGTCTGAGAAATTTAGGAACTTTGTAAACAAGCTCGCCGCAGTAGTCGGAGAGTATTTAGGTAAAGCCTTTAAGTGGGCAGGGGAGCAGCTAAAAGAGTTCGGACACTGGCTAGAGAAAGTAGGTTCAATGGTCGCTCAGGTAGCGGAGTCGATGTGGAATGGACTCGTTAAGCTATTTAAAGATACTGCTCAATCAGTCGGCATTACTAACATGTCACTGAAAGACTTTATTCACGGTTCACTTGCTAAGCTGTATGACATGCTAGGAGGCATGGGCGGAATAATGAGTATTGCTACAGGATGGCTGACTAAACTAGGTCTAGGATTTTTAGGAATTACTGGCCCTATCGGTATTGTCATTTCTGCAATTATTTCCTTTGTAACTGCATGGGTTAGAACAGGCGAGCTGAACTCTAAAGGAATTAACATGGTATTTGACGGAATGGTCGAACGAATTAATAAGTTCGCTGACGGAATTTCGACTTATTTACCTAAAATTGTAGAGTTCGGTGCGCAGCTAATTGTCAAATTAGCTGAAGGAATTGCTCGAGCTATTCCGAATATAGCAAGCTCTGTCGGTAGCGGGATGTCAACTTTTATAGAGTCAATCACTAAAGTTCTTCCTACTATCTTAAATGCCGGAGTAGAAATTGTTAAAGCATTAGTTCAAGGTATCGGTCAAGTTCTTCCTGCACTTATTCAAGCAGGTATTCAAATCATGCAAGCCTTGTTCCAGGCTATCGTCGATAATTTGCCGCAGATTCTTCAAGCTGGACTTGAGATACTGATGGCGCTAGGAAAAGCTATTATGGATGCGCTTCCTCAGTTGTTACAAGCAGGCGTTCAAATTATAAAAGCTATTGTCGACGCTATTGCTCAAGCGCTTCCGCAGCTTTTAGAAGCAGGACTTAAGATTCTTAAAGGACTTGTTCAAGCTATTGTTGACAATCTACCTCAGCTAATTGAAGCCGGACTTCAAATTCTAAGGACAATAGTTCAAGCTATTATTGACGCACTTCCTCAACTCATTGAAGCAGCTATTCAAATTACTTTGGCGCTGTTCCAAGCACTTGTCGACAATGCTCCTAAAATCATTGAGGCAGGTGTAAGGTTGCTCATCGGTCTTATCGAAGGCTTGACGAATAACATGGACAAGCTGATTGACGGAACGATTAAGATTATTGAGGCTTTATTTAATGCGCTCATTGACCACGGTCCTCAGCTCATTGAAGCAGGATTTAAGTTAATTCTTGCGCTTATTCAAGGTCTTATTCAAGCTATTCCTGAACTAATTGGCGCTATCGGTAACTTGATTTGGAAGCTATTAGAGAAAATTGGCAGCTTCTTAGGCGACATGGCCTACAAGGGTTATGAAATGATGGCTAAGTTCATTTACGGACTTGTCAAAGACCCGGGTAAGCCTGTTCGGTTTATGTCTCAATTAGGTTCTAATATTGTCAAAACGATTGGGCGCTTTGCTAGTAGCATGCTGACAGCCGGTGTTCAGTTAGTTCAAGGACTTATTAGAGGTATTGCTTCAATGGTTCAGGGCGTTGTAAATGCTGCTGCTAATATGGCGAAAAGTGCTGTCAACGCTGTTAAAAGATTCCTGCATATTAAATCTCCGTCCCGACTTATGGCGGAACAGGGTCGCTACTTTGGACAAGGTTTCCAAATCGGTATTGAAGACATGATTAGTGATGTAGCAGGTACCGCTCAAAGCATGGCGCAGCAGGCTGCTGACATGGTTGCAGGGGTACAGCTCCGACTAACTGACAATGGACTAGTTGACCAAGTCAAGGACATTTTCGAACAAGTTCAGGAAGCTATCCCAGATACGCTATCAGCTCCGGAGTTAGAGCAGTTGCAAAAAGCGTCATTGACTCCTACTTCGCAACTGTACTCCAATAACGCTCCCGGAACTACGTTAGATTCAAGCCGAAAAGGAACAGAGAATCAGACTAATATTTCTATAGGTACAATCGTCGTTAGAAACAATGACGATATTGACAAATTATCAAGAGGCCTCTATAATAAAAGTAAGGAAACACTCTCAGGGATGGGAGACATTGTTTCTACTTAGAAGGAGATATAAATGGCTAATCATTCAACTATGTTTTTGGACGACAAGGACATCTCAGAACTTGACGCAAAATTACTTGAATATAAGTCATCTACTATGGGGACGCCCAAAGACGGCGGCGTGAAGAACCTCGACGGCATCGACGGCGTATTAGATTCTACATCTACTGCGCTGTCTGCCCTTACGGGGTACTTGACAGTGATGTTCGAAGGAACTACTGAAAAGGAAGTTAATGCTAAATTTAGAAAGTTTAAGCAGTACATTGCGCAAAAGTCGTTTTGGAGAATGTCCGTTCCTCAAGACAAAGACTTCTTCAAGTATGGTAAATTTGTAGGTCAGGCAGAAATGCCAGATTTGACTGATGTGCCAAGCTACGCTCAGTCAAGTTTGATTGTCAAGCTCAATATACAGTTCAAGAACGCATACGAATATAGTAAGCTCGCCGTCGAGTCTAAAGCTACAGGAAATATAATATCAGTGAGCAATCCAGGTAGACCGACTCGTGACGCAGTAATTACTATTAAGTCAGCTAATCAGTTGTCCGGTTTCGTTAAAATTACAAGCGAAGCGGGCGACGTGATAGAGTTCGGAACTGAGTCAATTATGTTTTACGTCAATTCTACTATTAAGATAGACTTAGGACGATTTGAAATGACTCGAATAATGGCTAACAATCAAGTCAATAATATATTTAGCTATATCAAGACAGGTAGATTTTTCAAAATACCTTCAGGAACAAGTTCTATTCAAATTGAATACAAAGCACGTACCGCAGACCAATGGTCTACGCAGATTCCATTTACGGCAGAGATTGAACTTTCGCCGTCGTATTATTAGAGGGAGGACAGATGGAAAGTAACGGACTAATAATGACGCCAATTCCAGATGAATTGCTTTATATATACGACCAAAACTTCAATCCTATAGCTATTATGGCCGATGCGTATGACCGGGAATTTGAGGATGAAAGAATCACTCGGTCGAAAGGCAAGGAAATCCTGACATTTAAAGCAGTCGATACATCTACAGGATTTTCAAGTCTTACAGCTGAGAACCTCGTTAAATTCGGCGAGCGGTGGTACCGTATTAAGTACGCAGAGGATGACCCTTTGGTAAAAGGAATCACCACGTTCACGTGCTACGCTCTTTGGTATGAACTTGCCGAAGGAATGCCAAAACCGCTTCAGGTAATTTCAACTACTGTCTTGCAAGCAGCGCAGAAAATTGTTGAGCCGCTTGGTAAATGGGTCGAACTTTCCGTGGCCGGTGTAGCTCAAGCTATTCCGGTCCGTGGGATGACCTTGAAAGAAAATTCAGCTTTATACAAGCTCCGCTATTTAGCTAAGCAGTATAATTTAGAATTGACCTTTGGATATAAAGAAATAATTGAAAATGAATTAAGATACGTTAAAACAGTTATTATGCTTCAGCCTTACCAGGAGGAGCGCGTAGACTTTCCTCTAGTAGTGGAAAACAACTTGAAACATATTGTTAGGACAGAGGATTCTCGAAATCTCTGCACCGCCTACAAGATTAGCGGTAAGTCTAATGAAGAAGGCAAGGAATTTACCTTTGCCGAAATCAATGGCGGAAACGATTATCTTGTAGATGTTTCATGGTTTACTGAGCGCAGTATGCGCGCAAGGATTATTCCTAAGTCTAAGCAGGATGACCGCTTTAAAATTAAGCAGAGCATGCTTGACGCAGCACGAGCTTATTTAGACATTTACTCTAAGCCGCTAATTAGCTATGAAGCCTCAGCTGTCCTATATAGTCGTATTCCTAGCTTGCATTCGAGTCAGCTAGTCATTGACGATAGCTACAAAGTCACCGAGTGGCGAAAAGTAACAGGACGCAAAATCAATTACGATGATTTGGCAACTTCAACAATTATATTCGATGACCCTCGCCAAAACCTAATTGACTTGCTTAATGATGACGGCGATGGCATGCTATCCGGCGACAGTAACGAAGATACTCACACAGTTATTAGATTCGCTAATGACGCTACCGGCGCAGGAATGAACTCTAATAGCGGTAAATATATCGGTGTACTGACTACCACAAGACCTGTTGAGGATTTACTGCCTAGTGACTTCACATGGATTAAAATTGAAGGTCCTGAGGGAAGACAGGGTCAGCCGGGACTTCCAGGTCGTGACGGAGTCGACGGAAAACCAGGTAAAGCTGGAGCGAGTATTATTCAAACTGACGTCATGTACGCCATTAGTGTTTTAGGGACTCGGCACCCAGAAGAAGGGTGGCAGAGTCAAGTTCCTGAACTAATCAAAGGTCGATATATTTGGACGCGTATGCAATGGAGATATAGCGACGGGAATACAGAGTACGGCTATTCAGTTAGCTATATTCCGCAAGACGGACGGAAAGGCGACGATGGGCTGCCAGGTAAGGACGGAGTAGGTATAGCATCGACGAAAGTACAGTATGCAGCTAGTGAGTCAGGGACTGAGCCTCCTACTAATTGGTTCACTTCTATCGTCCCTGATGTACCCGCAGGTCATTACTTATGGACTAAAACGACATGGAAATATACTGACAATTCTGAAGAATCAGGTTATTCAGTATCACGCATGGGCGAACGAGGACCTCAAGGTATTCCAGGGCTTCAAGGAGTTCCTGGAGCAGCTGGTAAGTCATCTCGTGTTCATATAGCTTATGCAGATAGTGAAAATGGCGCTGGGTTAAGTCTCGTTGACCAGAATAAGAACTATATTGGAATTTATCAAGATTTCGAAGAAGCTGACTCTACGGACCCTACTCGTTACAAGTGGACGAGATGGAAAGGGCAGGACGGCGCGCAGGGGCTGCCAGGTAAAGCCGGAGCTGACGGAAAAACTCCTTATCTTCACTTTGCTTATGCAGACAGCGCAAACGGTACCGTTAATTTTAGTCTGGAGCCTCAGAACCAGCAATATCAGGGATACTATGCAGATTACACGCAGCAGGATAGTTTAGACCCATCTCGCTATACATGGGTAGACAGACTTGCTAAAGTAGATATTGGAGTAGTAAACTTACTAAGACGCTCAAAAGGACCTTTCAATCCTAATCGCTCTCAAGCAGATAACTGGATGAACTATCCTAATTCGACAATTAAGTTAGTAGAAGGTAAGACATACTCAATAAAGGCTACGTCTAACGGAACTTTCACTGTCAAGCATCCTAACACAGCGGACAAAGTTAATATTCGCTTCCAAGGAAATTTAGGTTGGAAAATAGTTTCAGCTGACTCGACAGCCCTAGGAAGTACCTTTGTGTGGGATAGACCTACAGGAGTCTATGCAATGCGTGTTAATAGTTACGACCCTACGAACTCGAAATACATCGAAAAGATTATGGTAGTTCAGGGTAACGTTCCAATGGATTGGCAGCCTGCTCCAGAAGATGTCGAAGAGGACTTGGCGAATAAAGCACCGGCTCAGCTGACTGCTGACCAAATTAGGGCGCTAGAAGAAAAAGCGAAACTTCATCAAACGCAGCTAGAAGCTAAACTAGCAATGACTCAGTTTAGTGAATTTGAGAAAGCTTATCGAGATTATATCGAAAATGCTCAAAAGCAAGCTGCGCAGTCGGAAGCTGACCTAGCAGATGCTGGGCGACGCCTAAACGCAGTAGTTCAGCAACTAGGAGGACTCAAGGAGCTTAAAACGTTCATTGATACTTACATGTCGTCTAGTAATGAAGGTTTAGTCATTGGTAAAAATGACGGAACTTCCTCATTTAGAGTAACAAGTGACCGAATATCCATGTACTCCGCGGGGCGAGAAGTAATGTATATTAATCAGGGATTCATTCATATTAACAATGGGGTATTCATGCGCTCTATTAGAATCGGTAATTTTGTAACGGAGCAGCACCCACTTGAAACTAATGTCAATGTGTGCCGGTTTGTAGAATAGGAAGGAGAATAATGGTATATATAACAGGACCTACGGTCGACGGAGTAAACCTAAAACTAAAAGTAGACGTCGTTTCTACTTCAGTTAGAACTTTAACTAGTGAAGTAAAAATAATGGTGTTCGCGTATTCGGACTTAAACGACCCTATAAAAATTAGTCGCGACGATGTAGATATATCTATATTAGGAGACCAAGGGCAAGTTACTAAGTCTAAAGGGACGAGCTACTCAGACTATTTACAAGGTAAGGGAAGCGTCCTAATTTACGACGGAACTCAGCGGGTCACTCACTTAAAAAGTAATGGGCAAGCTGAGACTCGGTTACATATTAAAGCAATATTTAAAACTCCTAAGGCAAACGGAATACGAACTAATGAAGTATCACATATATTTGAGGTACCTGCGCTAGATGTAACAAGAGATACTGACACTCCATGGTTTATATTAGGCAAGTACGGAACCTTTGACCTCCCTTCACTTTCCGGAACAAATCGGTCGTATGTGGTTAAATATCAGCTAGGGAAAAAGTCAGGAGTTGTTCAAAATTACGAACGCAAAACAATAACTTGGCTCCCTCCTTTGGAACTAGCTGAAGAGTTTACTGAATCCTATTCCGCAGTAGGTTCGTTTATAATTGAGACTCACGAAATTCAAAACGGACACTGGGTCAAATTGTCGGACCGGAAAATGACATTCACTGTAGAAATTCCGGACACAATGAGACCTGAAGTAGGTGGCATCGTATTAACTGACCAAAATGACGTCGCTAGAGCGTTACTACCTTCGAATGTATTCGTTGGTCGTATGTCAGAAATTCAAGTAAATTGTCCTAATATTAAATTGAAATACGGCGCAACTATTAAGCAGTTCACTGCTAGAATGGTAAACAATTCTACTGAAATTTACGATAACGGAGGAACTTTTCCTGCTAGTAAATTGTATTCATCCGGAGGTATAGAAGTAACTATCACGGATAGTCGAGGCATGACTAGCTGGCCTATAGTAGCTTATTACACTGTCCTAAACTACGAGCGACCTTCGATTACGTTCATTGCTTATAGAACGAAGCAGGACGCTAAGAAAATTCAAGTCAGTCGCTATTTTAGAATTTCTCCTCTCATGTATAACGGAAAGCAGTTGAATAAAGCTGTACTGAAGTTTAAGTCAGCTCCTTCGGGAACTAATGACTACACAGAGGCACCCGGACCCGCTAACGGTGAATGGAATACTATTTATCAGCTTACTAACAGCGCAGCTAATCTAAGTCCTGATTTTACTGTAAATAAGTCCTTTGACATACGAGCGGAACTGTCAGACATTTTTACCGAAAATGACCCTACTATTAGTTCCTATACAGTAGGTCCTGAATTAGTTATCCATGCATACGATAATCAAGGAAGATTCGGCGCAGGGAAAATTCCTGACCACGGTCCGTTTGGTAGTGTTGACATTCAAGGACGCTTCTACTCTCAAGGTGAGTTAGTTCAACACAAGCAAATTACTGACCTCGACGGAACTTCATTTACCCGAGCTAACAGTAAGGACGTCTGGGACTTCGACAACTTCAATGACACTGGAGTTTATCACATGCGAGGAGCTGACAAGCATAATCCTCTAAAGAATGACGGAATTTTAGAGTGCTGGAAGATGAATAGCGGAACTAATCAAGCTCCTATTTTATGCTTCCAGCGGTTCACTTCTATGAACGGGGACATCGCTACTCGGTACAGCTACGGCCCAGAAAAGAACTCAAAGGGCTGGGGGGAGTGGACTTATAGTATGCAGTCGAAACAGCTGAAGCCTATTAATGACGATGCTAATAATAGGTGGAAAACAGCTAACTCTTCCATGTACCATTATAAAGTTATCGGCGATGTCGTTTATTTCACATACAACTTTTTAGGTACTGGAGGAAATATGGTACTATACGAATTTCCTCGCGATGTTTTCGTAGCGCCTGAGTCAATGATGTTAGTATGTACTGCCTGGTCAATAGGCGTAGGGCAGGACATCCACTTCCAAATCAATGCAAATTCAGGACATATTCACGCACTCGGTACAGTTAAAAATAGCCGATACGCAGGAATGCTGATACTAGTTAAGTAAGGAGAAAGTATGAAATTAGATTATATTGGTAAGAGCTTAGAATACTTAAATAATGAGCCTACTAAAACGAGAGTCGTTTTAGGTAATAGTGAAGGAGCTTATTATCCTATGTTTTTCGACAAGGACGCTATTCAGCAAACTGACGCGGAGCTGTTTAAACGAGCCCTTGATGAAATGTATGAGCAAAATTTCTCAGGTAGAGCTGAGAAAGAAAAATTTAATAAAGTAGATGACCGGCTTGTCGCCCAGCAAAAAGCTATTGAAACTACTCAAGAGCTTTTGACTAAGGTGTCAGCTGTTAGTGAAATCCTAGTTGCCCTCGCCATATCCGCACAAGGTGGGATGGAACCAAATGCTTACGCTAAAGTAGCAGCGTTCCTTCCTCCGCTAGTGCAGGACAAACGGTATGTCAATAATGACTTAGTGTCTATGCCCTACCCATACGACACTAACCCGAAATGGCCAAAAGGTACTGTTACATTGCTAAAATTTAGTATGCAGCAGCAAGAAGGGTATACCTATAAAGGTCAAACGGTCGAAGCATTGCTGCAGAGCGGAGCAGCAACGGTCATCTTACCAAAACTTAACTAGAAAGGAGCGCAAATGGGAGAAGCTCAACTTGTTCATTGGCTAGTGACAGTCATTTTGCCCGTAGTGCTTACGGGAGCAACGTTCTACATCTCTGCTCAAAATAAGGCGTCGCAACTTGAACGTCGTTTGACTACTTTAGAAGTGATTAACGGCGAGCAAGAAAAGACTATTGCCAGCCACATGCGTCGACTTGACAAACACGAAGAAGAGCAAAAGACTACATTGAAGTTGGTAGAACGTATCGACTACATGAATGAAAGTATTAAGGAGTTGAAAGGCGATATCGTAGATATCAAAAGTTCACTCGAAAAATTATAAAGGAGAAATCTATATGAATAAATACGCAAAGAAATTAGCAATTAAGGTAGTTCGCACAATGGCTCAAGCAGCATTAGGTGTTATTGGGTCGTCTGCTTTGTTCACTGAAGTAAATTGGACTGTCGTAGGGTCTACCGTGCTACTTGCCGGGTTCACTTGTGTACTAATGAACCTTTCTGAATTGAAGGAGGAAGAATAAATGGCAGACGTTGCAAGTTGGTTTGAAGCTCGTCACGGAGCTATCACTTACTCAATGACTGGGAGTCGAAATGGAGCTGACGGGACAGGTGACTGTTCCGGGACCATGTCACAAGCCCTTAAAGATAACGGATTTGACATTCACGGGTTGCCGTCCACCGTAACGCTCGGCGCTCAACTTGCTCGCGTGGGATGGGCCCGTATTAGCGTCAACGAAGATTGGGCTGCTCAGCGAAACGATATCGTGCTGATGAGCTGGAGCGCTGACATGTCAGGTTCCGGCGGAGCTGGAGGGCATGTAGGAGCTATGCTAGACAGCGTCAACTTCATTAGTTGTGACTATTCTACTCAAGGAGCTCCTGGAGGTGCCATTAACACCTATCCGTGGGATGATTACTATAACTGGAACCGTCCTGCCTATATCGAAGTTTGGCGCTATGTAGGGGGCGACAATAAGCCTGCTACTGAAGTTCCTACACTTACCCGCCAGCCTCATAGTAAAGCCTACTATAAGGCAGATGAAGTTCAATTTGTCAATGGTATTTACCAAATCAAATGTGACTACTTGTGTCCAGTAGGGTTCGATTGGACAGAGAATGGGATTCCGGTATCTCTTGTCAACTGGGTTGATAAGGACGGAAACAACGTTGCTGACGGAGAAGACAAGGACTTTAAAGCCGGAATGTACTTTAGCTTCCAACAAGATGAGGCACATATAGCTGACACAGGGGATGGCGGATATTATGCGGGGTACTACTTCCGCAAGTTCGAGTTTGGTCAGTTTGGAACAGTTTGGCTGTCAACGTGGGATAAGGATGACCTTGTAAATTACTACGAATAGTCCAGTTAATTTACACTAGTGACAAATTCCGAAAAATACGTTATACTATAATTGTTCATTGTTTAATACCTCAGGGTACTTAACTACCAAAAACCGAGTATTTAGTTACTCGGTTTTTTTT